TGGAAAGGTTGATAAAACAATATTCTTGTGTATAATAAGTACTTGTGCGAAGCGCACCGCGGTTCATCAACCAAAACGTTTATATTCCATTAAAACCCTTCAAACCAACATAAAAAGCTCCTTTTTAGCTTTTTCATCCACAAAACATCCACATGAAAATAGAATTTATTTTAGAAATAACGTTCATACATAGATATAGCTTCAGTTTCCATTTTCTTAGAAACATGAAGATACACGTTTGCGGTCATATTTATCGAAGAGTGTCCTAATCGTTCCGATACATATTTGATGTTAGATCCACTTTCAAGCAAGTGTACTGCATGAGAATGTCTTAATGCATGAGGTGAGAGACGAGGTAACTCGGCTAAATCGCACATTTTATAAAAGTAGGTTCTATAATTCGACTGCTTGATAAAGTCTCCGCGTTCATCTGTAAATACATACTCTTGATTAGGTATGTTTTTGGATGAAGCAAGGGCTAGCTCATTTTTTTTAATTTTGAAATTCTTTAATAATTCGATCAGATATCTGTCAATTACAATTTTTCTATAGCTTGATTGTGTTTTTGGAGGGTTTATATAGTCGGTTTTTCCCTCACGATACAAAGTTTTGTTTATTTCTATTTTATTTCTGTTCCAATCATCCCATTTCAACGCAGAAGCTTCTCCTAGTCTCAAACCAGTTCGTGATAAGAGTGTAGATAGCACAAAATAAAGGTAGTCCATAAAATCATTTTCTTCCGCATGACTTTTGCTGATGTCTAAAAAATAAACCAAATCATCTTTTTCAAAGAATTTTATTTCTTTTTTGTTTTTGTGTGATTTAGGATACTTTATATTTTTCATCGGATTGGATTCTAGTAACTGGTATTCTACAACCGCATCCTCGAGCGCGCTATTGAAAGGGGCAACATAGGATTTGACAGAGTCTACATTTAAGTGATCGCAAAGTTCGTTGATCCATGTTATACATTCAAGTCTTGTGATTTCGGTAAGTTTGTAAAACTCGAATCGTGGAAGGATGTACAAACGAATAGATTTTTTTATTCTATATAAAGTTGACTGTTTGACAGTCCGTGCTTTCAGATCAATCCACATCTTTAAATAGTCCCCCACGAGCATGGATTCGTTGTATAAGGCCTTCCCCTTTTTTATCCTATTTTCAACCTCGATAGATGCTGCCAATGCTTCTTTTTCTGTTTTAAAACCTTGTTTGGCAACTTCCCTGTATACTCCGTTTTTCTTATAGCGAACTCGGTAACGCCAATTATCTTTAGCTACTTCTTTAATGTTTGCCATATTGTACCAACTCCTAATATTTGATAAAATAGGCATAGCAAATAAGCCTATATGTTTATTGCTCTGCACGCCTTCTGACCGCCAAGAAAGAGGGGCGTGCTTTTATTTGAAATAATTAATGTCGTATCCCATACCAATGTCGAAAGTTTCTATAACCTGACTATAATTATAAAAACCATCATTCTCATTAATTATATAGTTGACCATAAAATTGTTTGCTTCGTTTTCCATCTTAGAATGAGCAACAAAATTCTTATAGAGAGCGACGTAGTCTTCGTGGTCAATTACATGTTTCATCTCGTGAACTATCACTCTTTTCATCTCGTCGTCAGATAATTTCTGATTTACAAAAATGATTTTCCACGCAGGAACATAATATCCGTTTTTTTCCATTTCTTTAACTACTATTTTGACTCCGAGTTCATCCAATTGGCTTCGCAGCTCGTTCACAAAATCACCTCATTATTTACCTTTACGGCCCATCATATAAGCAATTATTGCTTCTTTATCGCTTTCAGTCATTTCTTCGCCGTCAAACGAAAGCACATTTTTTAAAGCGGCTCTTAATTCAGTCTCTTCTTTTGAAATATCCTTCCTTTCTAATAAATCATCAATAGATGCTCCAAAAAAATCAGCAACTTTTTGTACGTTTTCAACTTTAGGAGATGCTTTATCCCACCTTCTGATTTGTCCATTAGAGAGACCAACTTTTCTTTCGATTTCAGCAAAAGTAACATTTTTCTCGTCCGCAAGTCGTTTGATATTTTGTACTAAACTCACTTATATCAACCTTTCTAGTGCTTACGAAAAAATATATTAACTTTTAAGCTATTTTAGTTTGACAAATGACTTAAAAGCTATTATACTGTGTTCATAAGCTAATATTAAAGCTAACAAGTACAACGAAAAAACTCATGTTAATTAATTATTCGTGGTCGCCAAACTTTGAATCATTAATATAGAGCTATTTGTGCGCTTATTTAACTATGTACTTATGATAGCTTAAAAGTTAACTAGCGTCAACTACTTTCTTTGGTATTAGCTTAAAAATTATTTAGGAAGGAGAATATTATGATTATCACTGATTTTGCTGAAATTGTAGAAATCAAACGAAACCGCGAAGGCAAGACTTTAAAGTACTTGGCGGATCTGATCGGCGGTAAATCAATTGTCTACACAAAGCAAGTAATCGCAGGAATTCAAAACGGTGAAAATGCTAGAAAGTATCGCCAAATTATCGCTGACGATCTAGGGATATCACTCGCTGAATTAGAAAAAATGAAGAATTCGAACGGGGAGGGCAAGTAATGATTGAACAACCTCGAATTGAAATCGTTGCGGATAATGATTGGCTTGAGAAGTTTGCCAAAGAATATTTGCAGCAATTGTATGATGAACGTTTGAAACCAGAATGGCTTACAATTCCAGATTTGGAAGAAATTACGAGACACGAAAGAAAATGGATCATGGAACATATCATTAATGATCCATACGTTCAGAAAAATGGAATCGCAAAGAAGGCTGGGGGGAACACTAAGTCAAAATGGATTGTTGATGCTGAAAAAATAAGACCTTTTTTGAAAAGACTATTTGCTAGTTTCCCGAATGAATAGGAGGAGGAACCAAAATGGAAATCACAATCAAAGCAACTCCAGAAGAAATAGGAAAAATGCTCCAAACTATTGTGAGTAGCAAGGAGCAGACTAAACGCAAACATCCAGAATCGAAAATAGAATATGATCCGCAGACGGGTGAAGGAATACTTAGCTATGGTTCATCTATGGATGAAATTAACTTAAGTTTAGGATCCAAAATAAATGTAGCAACAGAGTTTTGATCAAAGTAAATTATACCAAAGGAGCAAACACATTGAAAAACAAATTAGCAAAAACAACAGCAATCATCGGACTAGCACTAGGTAGCGGAGTTATCGGCTACGCGGCAAGCAACGCATTTCAGGATTTGGACACGATCAAGGCAAACTTCAACACAGTCCTACAATACGGACAAACCAAATCGCAACGTGTGTCAGAACTCGAATCACAGCTATCCAACAACACTCGCACACAGGAGCAGCTGAAAGCCGAAATTGAGCAAATCAAATCGGATAAGCAGAAGGAAATTGAAGCCAAGCAACGAGAAATCGAGCAAAAGCAACAGGAGATCGCTACAAAGCAACAGGAAGCCGATAGCTTGCGCCAACAGTTGAACACGGTGCAAAACGACAAGGAGCAGCTAGAACAGCGTGTGAGCGAGTTACGGCAGTATACGGATCAAAAAGTAGGGGAGTTGGGGAAATGATAACAGTAACATTCACAGACGGCACCACAACACACACAGTCCACACGGAAGGCGAAGTATTGGATTTGGTTAAAAGGTATTTTTCAAAAGTCAAAGTCGGTGATTGCATTCGGATAATAACGGACGGTGGATATATAGGTGGAGAAGAACATATAGGGAAAATTTATGATGTAAAAGAAGTATATGTAGGCGAGGCCGTCGGAGTACATTGCAGCATGAACGGTGAGTGGAGGTATTGGGCTTACAAACCTGACGATTACGAGCTAGTAAAGGAGTGAAGGAATGAATAAAAAATGGTTAGCCAGTCTAAATAGAAATCACTTTTACAAAGCACGACAACTTCAAGCGATTTCATATTTGAGTATTGGTTTAAACATTGTACTTTTGTTAACACTGATTTGGATTATGGGGGTTAAGTAGCATGACTAGAGCTGAAGCGCTACGTATCGGAAAAATCATTGCTGATCGTGGTTATAAATATGAGAAACCATTTATTTTAGCAAAGCAGAATATTGAGCGAATGAAGAAATGGAGAGGGTTATAAATGGAAGTACTAGAAACTGTCTTGTACCTCTTGCTAGGATATGTGCCACCACAATTATGTATCTCTCTGGCAATAGCAAAACTAACAAACAGTGACTTGCATTTGGGAATTCAGATTCTTCTAATCTTTTTAGCGGGGCTTGTCGGAGTAGCAATTTCTTTTGCATTACTTTACTTATCTTACTTATTAGGATTTTGAGGTGAATTCAAATTGACTGAAATTATAAGAATCAAAGACAGCATTCAGAGAAACCATTCTGAATTATCATTACACAAATTGGATGCTGATTTAATGCTGATTGTTCAAAACGAGCAAGACAAAGAAACAGTGGCCATCTATTTAAATGATTTTCAAATTTTTACACTTCTACAGCATTTAACTAAATTTCTTGTGAAAGACAAAAAAGACCGACTAGCCGGCAAGCTATAGTCAGTCAGAAAACAAAAAATATTTACCTAAGTTTACCACAAATAAAGAGGAGTGGGAAGATGTCAGATTATATCGCAACAGATTACGACAACCTGATGCAAGACGAATGCAGCCATGTATTCCCAAATATCCATTCTGAGGAATCACAAGAAGAAGTTGATCCATCGGCGCATTGGAACGAAGACGACAACGAAACGCCCGTTCACTCAGCGGACTGGTTGTTTATAGGCTACAGAAAGACCGGACTGACACGTACTAAGTTTGTTTTACAGCAAGAAAACTTTCTAAGCATGATTGAGGAATTCGGACCATCGTCATTACTTATGAATGAATTAAAGATTGTTAGTGGAGAAGATTGGTTAGATCAAAGACTGGAGGAATTTAAGTGAGCGATAAAGAACGAACATTTCTAGAGAGAGTATCTCTTTTGATAACAGAATTGAAAGCTCCCAAGAGTCAAAGAAATAATTTTGGTAAATACAACTATAGAAGTGCCGAAGATATTCTGGAAGCAGTAAAGCCGCTGGCAAACAATTACGGCTTGGTACCTAAACTTTCTGATGAACCAGTTATGATAGGCGATTGGCATTACATTAAAGCGACCGCATCTATCAAAGATGTAAAAACAGGGGAAGAAGAAATCGCAACAGCTTACGCTAGAGAACCACTGGCTAAAAAGGGAATGGATGAATCTCAAATAACAGGAACAGCTTCATCTTATGCCCGTAAATATGCAATGAACGGACTTTATCAGATTGATGATACCAAGGATGCAGATTCGGATGAATATACCGAGCAAGTTAAGCAAGCAACACCTAAGCCAATTACAAAATCGCAACAAGAAGCTTTGCAAAAACGATCTGATGAAATTGCTAAGATGGCTAAACTTGAAAGCAAAAATTTCTTTGACCAGATTACGGAAAAGAAAATTGGTTACTCAGTAGATATCAGCAAGGTTAACACAGAACAACTCGGGACATTGACTAGATATCTGAATGAACTGGAAAAATACTATCAAGGCAAGAAGTGATTTGAATGAACAATCTTTCGTATCTAGCAAAAATAACAAATGTCGATGGAGACAAAGTCACTTTACAACTCAAAGAGTCGCTAAACATCGAACGACTCAAAACAATCTTTGATGGATATGACGGCGAGCGACAAGCGGAAATATTCATCAAAGACCCACGAGGGTTCACAGTCGAGCAGAGACGCTTCACATTCGCTTTAATGCAAGACATATATATTTACACTGGCGAGCCATTAGAGAGCCTTAAAGACGTGTTCTATTGGCAATTTCGATACTTCACAGGGAAGAACATTAGCTTGTCAAATAAATCGGAGAACACAGTCGATGAAGTTTCAACATTAGATGAATTGATCCTAGATTTCATCTTCGCAAATGACATTCCGTTTCGTGAAGGTTATGAGATTCCGCCACAAAACGAACAGTACTTTTTCTATAAATGTGTGACAAACAGGACCTGCTGCATTTGCGGTAAAAAGAACGCTGACATCGATCACTTTGACAAAGCTTTAGGAAGACGAAAGCGGAAAGAAGTAGATCACACAGAATTTACTTTTGCAGCACTTTGCAGACTCCATCATACCGAGAAGCATCAAATAGGAATTACAGAGTTTAAGAACAAGTATCACGTTATTGGTATCAAACTGAATCAAGACGAGATTAAAAAGTTGAGGATCGGAGGTTAAGAACTTGGCTGAAATAAGTTGGATTAAGCTTAGCACTGGTTTGCCAGACAACAAAAAAATTAAGCGTATCAGAAAGCTTCCAGAAGGCGACAAGGTTATCTTGTTTTGGGTATTCCTCTTAGCTAGAGCAGGAGAGAGCAACCAAAGCGGAGGAATCTTCCTAACGGATACTATGCCTTATCAAGAGGAAGACTTAGCTGCAGACTTTGATTTCAATATTGAATTTGTTCAATTTGCCTTAATTACTCTTGAAAAATACTCAATGATAACAAGATATCAAGATATTTTGTTTATCAAAAATTGGGAAGAATACCAGTCTATTGAGGGTTTGGAAAAGGTAAGGGAACAGAATAGAATACGTCAGGCAAGGCACAAAGAGAAACAAAGACAACTAACGTTAGGTAACGTTAGCGCTAACGTTAGTGGTAACGCGGAAGTAACGGCGAGTAACGCAACAGATATAGATAAAGAATTAGATAAAGAAAGAGATATAGATAAAGAGAAAATACCATATAGCGAAATCATCAAATACTTGAACGAAGCAACAAGTAAATCATTCAAAGTTACTCAGAAATGGAAAGACATGATCAAAGCAAGATGGAATGAAGGTCAACGACTAGATGATTTCAAAAAAGTAATTGATGTGAAAACAAAACAATGGTTGAACAACCAAGAAATGAATAAGTACCTAAGACCAGCAACACTCTTTGGAAATAAGTTTGATGATTATTTGAATGAGTATCGTCCACAAGTTAATTCTTCAATCTCTGATGAAATTGCTGAATCGCAAAGGAGGTTGTCTGAAGCCTATGAACAATGAGTTAAAACTTGTGGCTGAAATGCTCAACAATCCATCAATCATTACCAACATTGATATTGATTCGGAATGGTTTGAAAGTCCTCAGTGCAAATTGATTGTAGAGTCAATGACTAGACTGCGAGGAATGATATACACCACCGAACAGGTCCATCGAGAAATGCGAACCATTGATTACTTTAAAGCGGGGACAGTAGATGAATTAGACATCTTGAAGAATTCTGCGAATCAGCTTGGAATCGAAAGAGAACTAGCACGAATCATACACAATGATTATCTTGATCGCAAGTTGCATTCTGCGTCCATAAAATACGCTGAGACGCTTTCTAAGACAGATGGCGATAAGTTAACACGCTTGCTAGAAGAAAAGCGTGACGTGAACCATATTAAGTCTGATGGCAAGTTGGACAAAGCATTCTCTGAATTTTCGGAGAACTTGGATAAGCCAAGCGATGTTCTAACGACATACAAACCGCTGGATGCATTTCTTGGTGGTGGGCTAACTGGTGGCAAGTTGATTGTCTTAGCAGGGAGACCAGCTACAGGGAAAACGGCGTTTGCTTTAAACATCATGCACAAATTATTTACAGATAACGAAAATGTTCAGTGCGACTTTTTCACTTTCGAAATGGGTCAAAACGAGTTAATGACTCGACTGGTTTCAAAAGAGACACATATCAACTCACTTCTATTCGTGGGTAAGGATAAGCTGTCGCAGGAAAATAAAATCAAGGCACGCAAAGCTTATGAGGAAATGAAAAATACATTCGATTTACGTGTCTATACATCCGAGTACTCAAACTTGAACGATATTAAATACGCAATTAAGCAGCGTTTGAGTGATAAGAAGTATGTCGTGTTTGTAGACTACGCAGGGTTGATCACAGTTAACGACACTCGCAAAAATGAGCGTCAAGTGATGAACGAAGTCACACGAGAGTTGAAGAAGCTCACAACAGACTACGGAATCACCATTGTGTTACTAGCTCAGTTAAGCAGGGCAGTCGAGCAACGACAAGACAAGCGGCCAATGCTCAGTGATTTGAAAGAGTCTGGATCCTTAGAACAAGATGCGAATGTCACACTCTTGCTTTCAGCTGACGATAAAGACAGCCGAAAGATTCGATGTGATGTAGCGAAAAATAGGGAAGGCATGACAGGAGTTGCGCCATTTATCTTCGACAAGAAGTTTATGGATTTCTCAGTAGACTTTGACGAATGGAGAGGTTAGATGGACGGAAAAACATATCTGGCTATCTTCCAAGAAAACGGCCTTGTGCGATCGGACTTAGTCAAAATATTGGAGCATCAAGTAAAAGTGTTCCAAGAAAAAAATATGCCAGCGAACGCAGAAGAAGCTAAGTGGTTGGCAATCGAAATAGCTGAGGAAGAAAAAGCACAAGGCTATCCATTCTTAAATGGCAATGAAACTAGAGAACAGATCGCACAACGATACTTGAAAGGGATGAAACTATTCTGAATGAATTAGATTTACAAAAGCAAATCAGAAATTCACTCAAGGTAATCGGGCATGATTGCTGGAAAGTTGATACAGGCCCAGTCAAACGAGCTAGTCATAAGCAAATGAATCTTGAAAAAGGATTCCCTGATTTGTTCGGATTTCGGAAAGATGACAAAAGGATTTTCTTTATAGAAATCAAAATGCCGAAAGGAAAATTAAAACAAGAGCAAAAAGAATTCCTTTTAGATAAAAATCGGAAAGGTTGTCTCAATGGAGTAGCTAGGAATCTTGTTGAAGCAATCGAAATAATTCAAGGTATTAGAACGATTGAAAATGAATTGGAGGAAACGAAATGATTAACAACGTAACTTTACAAGGAAAACTAGGCAAGGACATCGACCTTAAATACACGCAAAGTGGTAAAGCAGTGGGCACAACAAGTATTGCTGTGGATCGTGATTTTAAGAACGCCAATGGAGAAAAAGAAACAGATTGGGTGAACATCGTGTTCTGGGGGAAAACCGCTGAAACAGTTGCTAACTACTTCAGAAAAGGTGACGAAATTCTAGTCGTCGGAAGAATCCAAACACGCAGCTACGAAGATAATTCAGGCGGCAGAAAATATGTAACAGAAGTTGTGGCGGATAAGTTTAGCTTCACAACTGGTCGTAAGAGCCAAAATACGCAAGATGGCGGCGTTTCAAATAGTCAAACGACTAATAATGCCAACGCTCACCAAAACCGCAACAATGTTCAATCAGACCCATTCAGCAATTCATCGATCGATATTGATGATAGCCTTCCATTTTGAGAGGTGAGCAGATGACACCGACACAAGAAAGCATACGCAAACTATCAGATGCAGAGTTAATAGCACAACTAAAAATCGTACGCAGCGCACAAAGGCGATTTGATTTCCGTGAAAAATGGATTTGTGAAGAAATGGAACGGAGGAGCAAAGATGAACAAACAAGAATTGATTGAGAAGTTGGACGAGATCATAACAAATTATAAAGAGCGAGCTAAAGACAAATATGTTCTCCCTTCGAGCAAAAATATACTTATGAGTAGAGTCTATGGTTTAGCGCAAGCAAAAACATTGGTTGAAGAGTTAGAAGAAATCCCATTAGTGACAGTGCCGTGGAGTATTGAGGAACACATGAAAGCTTGTAAATTTGCAGGCGACAACATGCATGAATCTATTTTATCAGCTAGTTCTGAAATTTGTGGGTGGTACATGGCGAATTCTGAAATCTACGAACAAGCATGGACGAACGGTTATGAAGTGGAGAAAGAACCGCTGTATTTAGTTAAGGTACCTATACTTAATTGGAACGGAGATAGTTCCGAATTCGAAACAAAATTTGTCTATCTTGTATGGAACATAACCAGCGGGGAATATAATTTATCCGCAATAGATAAAGATACCGAAAGATGGAGAGCATCTTTAACCGAATCAGAAATCAAGTCAATCGATGAAAGATATTGGGCGTTCGCAGTACAAGTGGAGGAACCCAAATGAAACTAGTAGACACAGTAACAGGCGTTCAAGACGGTAAGTATAGCCCACCGCCACGAGTAGTCAGAAAGCAACGGAGAGTAAAAGCAGGCATCGAGTATTGGTGCGTGACCGGACGTTTTACAAAACCTTTCAAAGCAGTGTGTGTCAAAGTGCTTGAGAACTCAGCTCGATCGGACAGTTGTTAGATTGAGAGATATGAAGAGGGTGGAATGATGGCTAACAAAGAAGATTTGTATCGGTTGGAAAAGTTAGTTAATACGCCAGGTGCTGATGAAGACGAAATTAGAGTTTTGAGAAAGGCTTTGTGGGGAAAGAGTTACGATCGACCAAAGCAGAATAGATACAACTCAACGCCAGTCAGATTTACTTTTCCAGATGGTGAAGTCAAAGAATTCAGCACACAGCGTGAAGCCGCAGAGATGTCAGGGCTGAACAAATGGACTTTGGATCGAGCATGCAGATTGCAGATACCTTTGAAGAAAGGCAATTTTGCAGGTGCAACGGTCGAGATATTGAGTCAGTAAGTGGCAGAAATATAAATTATCTGAAATGAGGTATCAAATGAGTGCAAGAGAGGAACTCATCGAGATAGTTAACTATCAAAACAGTTTTGTGAAAATGGGGCACAGAATAAATTTTGATTCCTTATGTTCACTTATAGCAACAGATGATGCTTTATGTAATAGCCGCAGTACAAATCAGAAGGTTTGCGTAACGATCGTAAACAAATATATGACCGAAGAAGAATGTCAGATTATTTTAGAAAAGTTAATTTCTGAATCGGAAGAGATACAAAACTAGGAGGAAACATTATGAAAATTGATGTCGAGCTTATCGAAGAAATGTTGCAAAAAAGCAAATCGGATATTTATCCTGACGACTATTTGGGTGAGTGCGAAGTAGAAGAGGGTTCCGAAGAAGAAGAATTCATCTATGAAAACTTTACTAGTATCAATAACTACATCATTAAGCGCTGAGAAACAAGATTGGCTTTTATGAAGCACGGTCTTAAAAATGAAGTCAGTAATTGACAGATATTACCAACTAAGAAATGAGGTATTCATAAATGGATAAAGAAGTAGTAGCAGTATCAAAAAAAGCTGACAAGTATTTTTTAGTCCTTGAAGATGATAGTCGAATCAGAGTAGATTCTAAGGAGTTTCAAAGAGTAAAAAAATTATTATCAAAAGGCGCAACTTTATTTTTGGAACCAAATAAAGAAAGTAATTGTGTGGAATAAAGTTCGCTATCCACCAAAATAACCAACTGAAAGGGGAAAAAATCTATGAAAGAAAAAGAATTTGAATCAATGAGTGGATCAGTTTTGAAAGTAGTCACCAACAGATCTAATTTGCAATTTTTATTGCCCGATAATGAAGTGATAGGCGATCACCCAGAGAGAGTTTACCTCTTTGATAAGAAAACTCACCAAAACTTTGGTAACTATTTGCTAAACGAAGGAAACTCTATCTGGAAAGATTTTACTCCAAAAGAAGCTAACTCACTTGGGAGTGATTATTGCGAATACTACGATAAAAAATATGATAATAATGGTTATTTATCTATTGATGGTAACAGAGCGATAAATATTACTGCTTGTTGGAATGCTGAAAGCAGACTTTATCAGTTTACGAAAGCAAAACTACAGTCGTTTGTTTACGATTTGCTGAATTGATTTGAAAAGTCCATTATTCGTGAAGTTGGAGGTTTAGATTATGAAATGGAGATTGGTTAGACATCCTTATGGCGGCTGGATGATTGAATATAAAAATGGAGTTTTCGGGGGTTGGCAAAAAGTTAATGCAGCTAGACATTATCAATGGGAGCCTCCTTTGCCAGCCGTTTTTAAGAAAAAAGAGGAGGCTACTTTGGAAATGGCAAAGCTGATAAGTAAATATTCTTAGTCAGCTATCCGACGAAATAGCAGAAAGTGAGGAATGAATGTGAATGAGTTATTAGATGCAGCAATTGAAGAAATTGGTCGAGTGTTGATTGGTAATAAAGATCGAAATACCGAAGAAGTTTATCTGAAAAATGCTATTAGGCACATCCGAGAATACGGCAGTCAACCGCAACTCAATTCAAATCAGCAGATTGTCCTGGATTATTTGAAGGGAATAGCCGTAAAAAACGATAATGCTCCGATTGTGACTTTTTCAGCGTTTGGGTATCAACACTTTGGTGCAGAGCTACCTACTGATGTCGAGAAAGCTTATCAATCGATGAATGGCAAACAGGATTTAGGTGTTATGAGCGCTTATGTTAATTGGGCATTGGAACAGGAGGAAGAGTGATGAGTGCTAAAGATTGGGAAACCATAATTGCTCCAAGCGGCATGGGCTTTATGAAAGATGAGTTTATTGAACGTCGTGGAAGAATTAACTATCGGCAGCCATCCCCAAGAAGCGGCACACAGTGCGGTTTTTGTAGCAGTATGAAACCCAAAGACTTACGTAGCTATGATTCGTGTCCAGAATGTGGGAAGTCTTTATTTGCTAGAAAACAGCGAAAACACAAGTGGTAATTCCGCAATCGTCAGCGATAAATGAACGGAGGGGAAAAATGACATTTATAGATTTTGATCCAAGATACAGATTTTCCTTGATTCATCAGCAAGGCAACATTCGAACAGTACACGGATACTACGACAAAGAAATAGAAGCATCAGTTAAAATTAAAAACATTCTAGATACTGAAGATATTGAAAATTTGGAGGATGTAATCGAACTTTATAAAGTCGACGTAACTGATCTAGAAGAAAAGCACAATACAGAGTTAGAAAATATCGATATGCATGATGTATGTTCTGAAAGTCAATTGATTCATAAACTAGTTGTTGATGACAATTTTCTTTGGAAAAGATTTGAGGTTAGCAAACATGATACCAAATAGCATCAAAGTAGCTGGTATGACATATAAAGTTGAAGAAGTGCCGTTTGTTGAAATTGATGGAGACAGAAACTTTCAAGGGGTCTGTCTCTATCATGAAAGTACAATCCGAATTCTTGAGACATTGTCAGAAGCCAGAAAAGAACAAACTTTTGTGCATGAGTTGACCCACGCCATCTTTTATGAAGCTGGGTTTGAGGATCAAGACGAAGACATGATAAACCGAGTGTCCTTGGTTCTACATCAAGTTTTAAAGGATCTTCAGCGATAGCAAACAGGAGTGATAAACATGGAGAGGGCCTTTGGTTATAGTCAAATGAGATTCAACTACATTACTGATTATGCTAACAGTATTGCAGAAAGCGCAGTACAGATGGAAATGGCATGGCAAAACAGGAAAAACTTTAGAGATGATGTTGATTTGGAAAAATGGTTAAAAGGACAAGCAGAAGACATTGAAAGAAAAGTTAGTGAGTTATCTACTTACCTTAGACCTTTAGATGCTTTCTATGAAAAACAGGAGGGATAAGATGGCACCAAAATTTCGAGCGTTTTAACCGAAACAAAAACAATGCATGATGTGCTACAAATTGATTTAAGCAGAAGTATGGTTAGTCTCAAAATTGAAAACGACAGCGAGTGGTATTGGTTTAAAGAAGTAGTCCTCATGCAATCCACTGGCTTGAAAGACAAGAACGGCGTGGAAGTTTTTCAAGGGGATATTGTTAAATGCACCAGAGGCTGCCCTCATGAGGTGATTTGGCTACAGGAATATGCAGGCATGTATGTTGGTGGAATGCCTGCATGGTATCTTTCAGGGCTAAGTGAAGGATATGCGTGGACTGGCGAAGAGGAAGTTATCGGAAATATCTATGATAACCCGGAACTGTTGGAGGGATAAAATGAAAATACAGGAAATAACTAAACAAATCAGTGATTTAGATGGTTTCAATAGTGCAGAACCTCAAGAATGGGAACATGGTTTTCTTGAGTGTAAACGCCAAGTTCTGGATTTAATAAGGAAAAGTACACAACTTTATGAAGTTGTATTTCTCGAAGATGACGACGGACGATACTTGTTAATGGAACTAGGTGAAAAATCCTATGATGTTGTCCATGAATCCGAAAACGAAGGTTATCGCAATCAGTGGTTCAAAGAAGCTGAAATCAAAGAAATTGATGAACGATATTGGGCTTTTGCAGTGCCGGTAGACGCCGATGAAAGTTAATCAGTACACAGTACTAGCGATGGTATCAATACTGTTAACGATCGCTGGTCTAAGTTGGCTATCCTATACAATAGTGGACCAACAGGAACAAATTGAACAGTTACAAGAACAGCTGCAGCATGAGCAGATGAAGTACAAGATTATTATCAATGATCCGTTAGTTAGAGATGCGATGGAAGCGGGAGGATGAATGATGTACAGACCACAATATTTAGAAAAACCAGAAGCAACATACGAGAAGTATTGGTCTCACAAAGGGTATTTGCCAGTGCAACATACAAGAATTATTTTATGGAGTGGGTACAAGCGAAAACAGAATAATGAAGTAGTGCCATTCAGAGGGCGAAGAAAACCAAAAACCCCAAAAGTTGGGAATAGAGGAGTTTATTTATGGCCATGACAGTTGCAGTAGCGATTTTTCTCGCGGTCGTAGCGACAGTGGTTGCAAGTGTGATTTTTGGTAAGGAAGACAAAGAGGAGGGCAAGTGATTGGATTTGAAAGCGGCTGGTTCGTATGCTTATGATCTCTCTCACGGAATGCTGCTAGAATACGTATGGCAGCGACTGATCGAGAGTGAATTTGGAACAAGAAAAAAATACAGCGAAGAAGAAATTGAAGAGTTCGTCAGAGATTATATGGAGGTCGAGTAGATGTGTGAGTACTGCAAACCCGATCCGAGAAATAGGGAGACATTGTATAGGTCTGATTATCTGTGGTCAGGACGAACCGACTGTGTGGAAGTTGGGCTGAATGGCAATACAATGCATGTTACAGCTGAAGTTGATAATGCGGGTTACACGGCAGAGTTTGATATTATCTTCTGCCCTATGTGTGGGACCAATTTAATTGAGGAGGGCAAGTGATTGAGAGTGTGGAAAGTCATTAAAAAATGGGCTTGTTGGATATTATTATTCCAGTTTATAGTCACAACTATTCTACATCTTTTAGGCATGTACGAATTAAACAATGGCGAAATCTTATCACGTTCAGCATTCGCTATTCTGGGAGTTGTCATGGTTTTAGAAAATGAGTACAGGGAGGGCAAGTGATTGAGTAAGAATGATTCATTAATCAATGAGCTAGATAGAAAGTTTGCTAACTATCATGCATATAACAAAGAGATTGCTATTCGAAAAGAGGAGCTGAAGCTTCGAGAAGTCGATGAAAATATTGGCGGTGGTCGAAGTAATATCATGAGCAATCCGATTGAGTCACAGGTAATCAAGGAAATGTCTGATCCATACATTATGAATCGTGAGTTGTGGAAGAAAGCTGTGAAGGAAACTCTAAGCGATCAAAGTGCGGAAATAAGACAGTTGATTGAAACTAAGTACTGGGGAGAAGACAGTTGGATGGATTGGGTAAGTTTTGGCAAGAAGCATGGATATGCGAGAACGCCAATCTATCGTATTAGACAAAAAGTTTTACTCGACTTTGGCAGAAAGATTGGTGAAATCAATTAATTTGGGAAAGAAACGTGTAGTTTTCCCTGTGTCAAGAGGGGTAAAATAGTATTATCAGATATCGCCCACAAGCAGAAACGCACAACGGCATTCAACCTCCTTTTGATACGTAAAAATTATTCTGTGGGCGATAATCTTTCAAGAGCTCTGGGACAAATTCGACTTCTTGAGGGTATAATTAAGTAGAACGGATAATTCCGTTACTATAGTTTAAGATAGGAGCTTTTTTATGAACCCAAACGAAATGTTGAAAGCTGAAAATGAGTTAAAAGATTACTTAACAAAGAACGGCATTAAAAACGTGAGAGTTAATGAAGGTGTAATAACAATAGCAAATCAAGAAGATGAAAACGATGTTGTTGATGGTCTAAGAAATAACCTAGATGCTAATCTTGAAATAATTAAAGACTATATTTAGTTCCCATAAAAGTCACTCATTGCGAGTGGCTTTTTATTTTGCAGAAAAGCGAGGTGGCAGACATAACTAAATGGACGGAACAGCAGGTCAAACGATTGTCGGAATTGGCAAATGAAGGACTAACAAATATAGAGATAGCGCCTATGCTTTCGGAGGAGTTCGGTGAAGAGTTCTCATGGCCAAGCGTTAGAAGTAAACGTGCCAGGTTGAAGTTGCCACCGAGCGATAAGAACATGCGTGTTAAGCAACCGAGTGACCAATCAATCAACGAAAACAAACGGTACAACATAGATGGTACTATTTCCCAAGCTGAATTCGATGTGAAGATGGCTTTCTACCAGAAGGACAGTAAAACACCAGAAGATATTCTCAAGTACAAGGGCTATGATCCGCAAGAGTGGGAAATATCGCAAGTAACCACCAATGAGTGGACAACCACTACAGCGGATATCCAGAAATGGAATCAGCAGTTGAAGTTTGTGGTGAAGCCAAAGCACAAGGCATTTAATGCATCTGCCTTCACTGAATCGATCAAGCCAGTAAAACTAACCGCAATCAAGACAGGTGACAGAAACTTATTCATCGGGTTGGCAGATTGGCATTTTGGTATCACTAAGTTAGAGGACTTGCAAGATAAGCTAGCGGGAATGATTGAAGTTATCTCAAAAGGCTATAAGCAGATTGTTATTGGTCAGCTAGGAGATTTATTCCATAGCAGCCAAATCAAAAAGTCGGTCACGATGGCTGGCACGCAATTAGAAGATGTGGACATGGTTACAGCAATTAAGGATGCACGAGCATTCTTCGACGTGTTGATTACTGAGTGTGTGAGACATTCGAAGCAAGTGACTGTTGAACACGCCGAAGGAAATCATAGTGGATCGATCGAGTATATGTTTCTCTTATACCTAGAAGCCAAGTACCCAGACATCCAAGTACACGCACACAACAAATACCGTCAAGCGTTCATGTTGGATAAAGTGGCGATTATGATTACTCATGGGCAGTATGGCAAGCGGAAGGATTTGCCAATGCTGTTCGCTACTGAGTTTAGCGATATATGGAGTAAAGCAACTACACGGGAGATAATCACTGGTCATTTCCACACACAACAGACGAATGATTATCAAGGTGTGATCCATCGTCAGCTAGGGACCATTAAGCCTAATGACAGCTACGAGATCGAAAACGGTTGGACGATGGGCAAGAAGGTGCTGCAGTTGTTTGAATATGATAGTGAAAGGTTGAGGGTGACTTATGACATCTAAAAATAAAACGTTCTATGTATATGCGAGTTGTCTAAGCGATATTTACTTTTTAGATGAATACGATGAAGAAATCACTTCAAGAGTTTGCCCTATGTGTGGAGATTCAGATGACTATGTTGGATCTTTTGATAATGTAGAAGACCTCGTTAAGGAAGCTTGCTACGATGACTGGTATTGCTTTAGAGAAGATTATGTGCGCGAGTCTTGGAACAAGCACATGAAGCTAGTAGGTGACTGATATGCATTACTATTACATCCAGCTGTCAGTAGGAATATTAAATCATAAGAACATCCGACAAGCGGAGTTGAAATCTAAGCACACGTTGCTTGAATGCTATGGGCAGTTTAGTGACGAGTATATCGATCGGCATAGGTTGATATACATTGGGCATGGTTGGAAGAGTGATCCACATATTGTGGAGAGGTTAAGGAGGTATGGAATGTGAAATTCTTTGAAGCATTATTAACGGTTGATGTAGAACCTGAATTCGCTGAAGCATATAAGAAGGCGATTGAGGGCGAGAACGAAAGATACTTCACCGAGAACCCTGTATACGATAAAGAGGGAAGGTTGATCAGCAATGATATTAAACCTGTATGGAGTGGGAACTATGTGAATGTGGAGATTATCCGTGTTGGAACATCGATAGAATATTCAATAATTAATGGATTAAAAATCTCGGTAGTATCCCGAACTCAACCAAACGTTGAGGAGTTCATTAAACAGTATGAGCGAGAGGGAGCAACACTAGTTAAGAAGAACTTTTAAATGGAAGTGGTGATGGAAAATGAGTTTAAACCCAAGACAACTAGCTTTTGCTGATGAGTACATCATCACTAAGGAAGTATTTTTAGATATGGAAGAAGTATTCAGATACGCTCAAAAAAAGTCAAGTTCGGAGGTGTTTTAGACAATGGCTAATAATTATGAAAAAGCAATAGTCTTAATGGTTAGAACGTCATTGACTCAACGAGAAATTGCCAAAGGACTTGATGTTACAGAAGAAACTATTTCAAGGTGGAAAAAAAGAAAAGATTTTGAAGATTTAAAGACAGCCGAAGAAAAGAAATTTCTCAAAGACTTATCTAGCAAATCTATTCGAACGATGGAAGAACTGCTGACAGCTAAAAGCGAGCTAGTTAGATTTAACGCAGCAAAAGATATTTTGGACAGAACGGGGCATAAACCTGTTGAAGTATCTGAAATGTCGGTTACAGAAGTTCCTACATTTATCGATGATATCGGTAGTGAAGACGATGGCTAAAAAGCTTTCTGATTTACTACCTGAGAAGTTCCATAGCGTATGGAGGGCTACCCTTAACTCTGACATATTGAATATCGTATGCAAGGGCGGTCGTGGATCTGGTAAATCATCGGATATTGCACATATAATCACTCAATTGTTAATGCGATACGCTGTAAATGCAGTCGGGATTCGGTATGTTGATAATACGCTTGAGCAATCTTTGTATGAACAAATGAAATGGGCGATTGAACAGCAAGGTGTTTCCCACCTGTTCAAGTTTAATAAATCTCCCTTGAGGATTACTTATAAACCTCGTGGTAACTACATGATATTTCGTGGTGCGCAAAATCCAGAACGAATCAAATCTTTGAAGGACAGCAAATTTCCTTTTGCGATTGGTTGGATTGAGGAGCTAGCAGAATTTAAGAATGAAGATGAAGTAACGACTATCACCAACTCTCTATTGCGGGGAGAATTGGATGATGGTCTTTTTTATAAGTTCTTTTACAGTTATAACCCGCCGAAGCGGAAGCAATCATGGGTAAATAAAAAATATGAAACATCCTTTCAGCCTAAGAACACATTCATTCATCACTCAACTTATAAAGATAACCCCTTTATCTCTAAAGAGTTTCTGAGCGAAGTTGAAGCGGCTAGAGCAAGGAACCCTAGACGAGCTGAGTGGGAATATGATGGTAAAGCTATTGGTTCTGGCGTTGTACCTTTCGACAATCTGAAAGTAGTGCCAGGGAGCATCACAGATGAGATGGTAGCTAACTTCGACAACATTCGAAACGGGAATGACTTTGGTTATGCAACTGATCCCCTAGCGTTTGTTAGATGGCATTACGACAAAAAGAAAAATGGTATCTATGCAATAGATGAAATTTACGGCGTGAAGATTAGCAATAGAGAATTAGCGAAAAAACTCCATGAAAAAGGATATCAAAACGACGAGATATTCTCTGATTCTGCTGAGCCAAAAAGTAACGCTGAGTTAGTGAACGAACATGGCATCAGAAATATTAAAGGTGTCAAAAAAGGACCTGATTCCGTCGAATATGGCGAGCAATGGTTAGATGATTTGGACTTCATTTGTATTGATCCTTTGCGAACGCCGAACATCGCCAAAGAGTTTGAAAATATAGATTATCAAACCGATCGTGATGGAAATCCAAAGCCAAGGTTAGAGGATAAAGACAACCATACGATCGATGCGACAAGGTATGCATTTAACGAAGACATGTGGGCTAAAAAGAAATCAACCATTACCAAAGAGAAGCGGAACAAAATCAAGAGAATGTTTTAAGGAGTGTGAGGAATGGATAAAGTAAATGAATTTGAGTATGACGTTGATAGCAGAGCGTCAGCTGATGTGAATGTTAACTATGTCAGCTTTGAAGTAGAATCGAATATCCATTATCGGTTTAGTTCTGCTGAAGACTTGCTTGCTGATTTGGACACTTTAGCAGGAATGATCCAACATCACCATCAATACCAAGTTCCAAGACTTGAAGTATTAGACGATTATTACAAAGCAAGAAACACCAACATCATGAAAAACCGAAGGCGTAAGGAGAAGGAAAAAGCGGATCATCGCTCCGCCCATAACTTCGGCAAGGTATTATGTACGTTTGATGTAGGTTACAACACAGGCAATCCGATTAAGGTTCAGATCGATAGCGACGATCAGCAAAAGCAAGTTGATGAATTCAACACGAATAATGATGTTGATGGTTTGAATGGCGAACTTTGGTTAGACATGGATAAATATGGCAGAGCTTATGAAATCAGTTACCGAGATAAAGACGACATCGACTATGTGGATTTAGCAAATGTGTTTGAGACATTTGTTGTCTATGACACGACTGTTAAACGTGAGCCTATACTGGCGGTTAGATATCCTAAAACAAGATTCTCAAAAAACGCTGACAAGCAATTTATTCAGCCGATTATCTACACATCAGATAAAACTATTTATTACAGAGAAACGTCTCTACACTCTATCTCGCTCGAAAACCCAGAAGAGGAACCTCACGAATTGAAAGAAGTTCCTATTACTGAGTACTCGCCAAATCGTTTCAGAATGGGCTTATACGAAGATACTCTTTCACTAATGGATTTGTACGATGCGGGGCAATCCGATACAGCAAACTACATGACGGACTTAAACGATGCGCTTCTAGTGATCAACGGTGACATTCAAGCGTCTGGTTTAACTGCTGACGACGCAGCCAAGCAAAAGGATGCAAACATGTTGCTTCTTGAATCTGGCACAGATATCAACGGCAATAAAACATCTGTGACAGCTGGCTATATTTATAAGCAATATGATGTAAATGGCGTAGAAGCTTATAAAGATCGTGTGAGGAAAGATATCCACGAGATTTCGATGGTTCCTGATCTAACAGATGACAACTTCTCGGGTGTGCAATCAGGGGAAGCGATGAAATATAAACTATTCGGATTCGAACAGATGACGGCAGTGAAGCAAAGGCTATTTAAAAAAGGCCTGATGCGACGCTATCGTCTTTTATTTAACCTTAAATCAAGCATCGCAGAATTGGAAAACTCTGACCTGAAAGGTATGCGTATTACATTTACACCAAATCTGCCTAAAGCGATCCTAGAAGAGCTTAAAGCACTTGTTGATGCAGGAGCGGAGTTGAGCCAAGAGACTATCCTCGGACTTGCTTCATTTGTTCCAGATGTAAATGCAGAGCTAAAACGTGTAAATGCTGAAGCGCCAACAGACAAAGGTGTGTTTGACAGTGACGAAGAAACCGATACGGAGGTTTAAGAAATGAATCTCAAAGAACAGATGGTGAACGATTATCAGAAAAAAGATAGCAAAAAGATCAAAGAAGCTATCGCCGAAGCTATGCAAAAAGGATACAACGAAGTTTTCTATGGTAAAGATGTAATCACAGATGATATCCGCAAAGAGTTTCAGGATGGCGGCTTTACCGTTGAAGATTACGAGGACAAGCATTCGATTGATGCAAAAATTGAGTTAGTCAGATTTTCTTGGTAAGGAGGATAAGAAATGAAAGCACGCAAAATGGTTGATAATATTCTAGGGGTTTCTCCTTCTGAAAACGGAATAAGAATTGCTAGCGGTATTACAAAAGGATTTGAAGAAGGTCTAAAAATTCCTAATCCTAAAATCGAAGTTAACATTTCAAAACCAATTAATGAACCACTGAAAAATCCTTATGAATTTGTGGGCAGGATTGACGGACCGCCGCTAACCCAATTTAGAAAGCGGTGATTAAGTGAAATCACAAGATTACTTCATCAAAAGGGAAAAAGCTTGGCAAGAGCAACAGATTAAAGATGATAAGAAACGCATGAACGAGATAAAGAAGCGCTTGCAATACGCACAGGATGCGATACAAAAAGAGATAGATGCACAGTGGGATAGTTTTTCCAATGGGCAGAAAATCACTCGTAGTGAAGCGATGAAGCGTGCTAGTGAAATGGATGTAAAAGCATTTGCTCGCAAGGCTAAGAAGTATGTTAAAGAGAAAGACTTCTCACCTACAGCAAACAAGGAATTGAAGCTATACAACCTTACAATGCGTGTCAATCGCTTGGAATTACTGAAAGCAAATATTGGACTTGAGCTGATAGCCACGTTTAACGACATGGATAAGTATTTTTCAGGAGAACTTACTAGCGCTGGCTTGAAAGAGTTGCAACGCCAAGCAGGCATCCTAGAAATGACGATCGCTAAAAGCGGTTATGCCAAATTAGTGGAGCAAGTGATTAACAGCTCGTTTCGAGCAGATGGATTTGCAACGTTTAGCGAAAGGCTATGGATGTACCAAGCGGAATTGAAAGCAGATTTGGATAAGTTGCTTGTTCGAAGTGTGACGATGGGTAGAAACCCTAAACAGTTGGCATCTGAATTAACGAGATTCCTTACCGAGAAAGGTAGAGAGAACACTCGATTCAATACCGAGCGCTTGATGGTCACAGAAACCACAAGAGTGCAGACGGGAATTCAAGAGCAAAGCTATCGTGATGCCGATATAGATCAATATATTTATATAGCCGAGCCAACAGCGTGTAGATACTGCTTACCGCTAAATGGGAAAGTATTTGATTTGAAAGATATGTCACCGGGTTTAAATTGTGCGCCTATGCATCCATTCTGCAGATGCAGTACGGCACCGTATGTTGACAGAGAAGTGTTTGAGAAATCGCTTAAAGAAAGAGGGTTATAACCATGCCAAAACTAAACAAAGTATCAATTAGCAACGGTTTATTCATTGATGGTACACGGGTTAACGGTTTAACGGATATTAATATCGAATCAAGCGTCGGTGATGTATCAGCAGTCACTATGAAATTCTATGGAATCATTGACGGACTAGACAATATTCAGGAAACATATCAATTTGAAGCGCCTAAAAAACCATATAAACCTAATAGAAAATATAGAAGTCGCTAGCCCATTCGCTAACGGCTTTTTATTATGCCTTCTTACTGCTTACAGGCACTAAAGAGAAAGCTGTTCCGACTGACTGGCGTAACTAGTTAAATTATCGGGTAACGGCGTAACCGTGGAGGAATAATCATGAAAAAACGTTTATTAATGCCTATGCAACTTCAATTCTTTTCTGAAAATCCAGTTGGTGGCAATGATACACCGCCGGCGGAACAAACTACACCACCAGAGGATAAGCCGAAGGGAGAAGAAACTGGCAAAACATTTTCTCGTGACGAATTAGCGAAAATTGTTGCTGCTGAAACTAAAAAGGCTCGTGCTAGTTGGGAACAAGAAGCAGAAGCGAAAAAAGAAGAAGCTAAGAAGCTCGCAAAAATGAATGCGGAAGAAAAACTGCAACATGAATTGGAGCAAAAAGAAGCTGAAATCGCTGAACTGAAACGTGGACAGACTTTAAACGAAATGAAGTCAGAAGCTTCTAAAATGCTCTCAGGCGCAGGATTGCCACAAGATGATGAATTACTCGGATTGATTGTTTCAGAAGATGCAGAAGCTACTAAAAAGGCTGTTGCAGTTATTACTAACTTTGCATCTCAGATCAAAAAAGAAAATGCTCGTCAATCTACACCAGGTGAAGGCGGACAGTTTTCTGCTGATAAGAACACTAAACAAACTGTGGCTGAATTGGCTGCTAAAAACAGAATCATTAAATAGGAGGAAATACTAAATGAAAAACAAACGATTAATGAATATGAATTTGCAATACTTTGCTCAGACTTGGAATCCAGATAATGTGACAGTTTATGAAACAAAAGAAGGCAAGATCCCTGATAAGTACAACACGCTTATTGTCAATGAAGTCATGGAAAACTCTAAGATCATGCAGCTGGCCAAGTACGAAGAAATGACGGACAAAGAAAAGAAATTCGAATACTTTGCTGAAGGTCCTGGCGCTTACTGGGTTGGTGAAGGTGAAAAGATCAAAACATCTAAACCTAAATGGCTACAAGCAACTATGGTTGCTAAAAAACTTGGTGTTATTATTCCAGTTTCTCGGGAATACTTGCACTACAAAATGTCAGACTTTTTCACTGTTATGCAACCTAAGATTGCAGAAGCTTTCTACAAAAAGTTTGATGCTGCTGCATTGTTGAATACAGACAATCCGTTTCCACAATCTTTAGAAGAATCTGTTGTTGCGGCTGGCAATGTGATCAACGGACCTCTTACTTACGAAAATATTTTAGCGTTAGAAGATGTGCTTGGCGAAAACGAATTCGAGCCGAACGCATTTATCTCTAACCGGAAAAATCGTACAGAACTTCGCTCTGCAGCTCAAACGGTTGGCACGAATGTTGAATTCATTTACGATCGTGCGGCTAATACTATTGATGGCTTGCCAGTAGTCGATTTGAAAGCTTTGGCAAAAGGCGAACTCTATGCAGGTGACTTTAACTACATGTTCTACGGAATCCCATACAACATCTCGTTCAAAATCTCTGAAGACGCTCAACTCTCAACTCTTACAAACGAAGACGGTACGCCAGTTAACTTGTTCGAGCAAGAATTAGTTGCTTTGCGTGCGACAATGGATGTTGGTTTCATGATCGTTAAAGATGAAGCATTCGGGAAAATTCAACCGGCGGGGGAGTAACAATCCCCGCTACAGGCGTTACAGTATCGCCTAAAACTTCAAGTGCAGTTGCGGGGACTGCCGGTAATAGACAATTAACAGCCACTGTTGCGCCACAAAACGCAACAAATAAAACAGTGACATATTCAATTGCGCCAGCAACAACTGGTTTGGCGGTTTCTTCTAGCGGTAATATTACCTGGACTGAAACTGTGCCTGCTGGTGAATACACGACAACAATCAAAACGGAAGATGGTTCACATACGGATACTCACGTTTTGACTCTGACTGAACCGTAGGAAGGATAGATACGAATGGCAATTAAAGATGACGTTAAGAAGCTTCTAAGCGGTTCTACAGATGATAAGCTAGAAGTTATCGAGAAACGAACTAGAGAGCGCTTAGCGTCATTGCTAGGCGTTTCTGTTATACCAGATTCATTAGAGTACATTGTTTTCGATGTAACCAACAAACGTTTCAACCGAGTTGGACAGGAAGGGATGTCCTCATATTCTCAAGAAGGACTATCTATGGCATTCCCTGATTCGGATTTTTCCGAATATGGATCGGAGATTGATTCCTTTAAACGAAAAGACGATGAAGACTTATACAAGCCCAAGCAAGGGGGTTTTTACTTCGTATGAGATTTTTGGATGAAGTTACTTTCGAGAAAGATGGATTAGGTAGCCATTACGATCCAGACTTGGGTGAGTGGGTAGAATCGGCACCTATTCGGACGACAGCGAACGTTAACGTAACGGATGTTGGAACAGATAGGAGTATGGCTATTTTTGGAGATATACGACAAGGGGCAAAGGTTATCAGAACCATGCCTCTTTTTGTTGTTCCAGAGTATGATCGCATTTTGTACGAAGGAAAAACGTATAAAGATGTCACCACGAGAACTCCGGCATTAAGAAATAGCATTATCATCCAGGAGGTGGCTTCTGGTGGCTAGAAGGAACGTTTCTCTCAAAGGTGTTAGCGAATTGACGATGAAACTCAAGTCTAATGCAAATATGAAAGATGTGAAGCAGATCGTCAAACAGAATACAGCCGAATTGACACAAGGCGCACAACGTAAAGCGCCAGTCGATACTGGTAACTTGAGACGTTCAATAACTATGGATTTGAGCGATGGCGGTTTAACAGGAAAGGTGAAACCTACTGCCGATTACGCTCCTTATTTGGAGTACGGAACAAGGTTCCAATCAGCTCAACCATTTATGCGACCAGCTTTCAATAAGCAGAAGGCGCAGTTTAAATCTGATATGGATAAGTTGGTGGAATAGATGAAGACTAGAGAACAATCAATTTTTGATGAAATGTTTAAGCGATCGATTGCATTGGGGTATCAAACCTATGACTACAAACCAGCAAGTGCTACTAGCTATCCTTTTGTTGAATTTGAAGACACTCAAACACTTCACTCCACCAACAAGTCTCATATCTTGGGAAATGTCGTGATTGTCATTTCTGTATGGGGTTTGCACACAAAGCGAAAACAAGTGTCTGAGATGGCTTCTGCTTTGTTTGAGCAAGCGATGCAAGTAAATACATCTGACGGATATTCATGGACGCTAGACACCAATGTGAGCGACATACAGACAGTAACAGATACAAGCACAAACACACCGCTTAAACGAGCGATTATTGAATTGAATTTTAGATTAATAGGAGGAATTTAAATGGCACTAAAAAAAGGTATTGACGTCATTTTGGTCTATCGGGATTTGGAAAAACAAGCTGAAGAAGATGCCAAAACTGTTACTTATCAAACCGAGCATACATTCGGTATGTCACGCAGTACAGATGCTACCGAAACTAAAGATGGCACTGCACAAACTGTAGGGGCAATTGAGTATGATTTCAGCTCTACTGCTTTATATGAACGTGGCAGCAAAACACTAAAAATGCTTTACGATGCATTTATGAACAACAAATTGGTGGAAACATGGATCATTGACAAACTCGAACCACAAGAAGGCGATACAGGTAAATTTGCAGCTAAATATATGCAAGTGTATATCTCAAACTACGAAGAAACGGCTTCTGCCGAAGATAATGTTGAAGTTTCATTGGAATACGCCGTACAAATGATTCATCAAGATGGTTATGCAACCTTAACGGCCGAACAACAAAATGAAGTTCAGTATGCATTTGTAGACACAACAAAACAAACACCAGAAGGCTAAGCACTCTTAATTGAGTGCTTTTATTTTTAGGAGGATGAATAAATGGAACTAACGATTAACGACAAAGAGTATAGCTTTATTTTTGGATTTGGGTTTATCCGTGAAATGAACCGCAGATATTCCGTTGTAGAACAAGGGATGACAATGAAGCTTGGACTAGATTCAACGCTAGTGAATTTCTTTAACGAAGATATCGAGACTTTGATTGAAATGTTAAAAGTAGCAAATGCAACAGAGTCACCACGAGTAGCAGAAAAAGATTTGATTGCACTAGTTGGTGAAATCGGCTCGGATAAACTCTTTGATTTGGTACTAGAAGAATTAAAAAAGTCGGAATTTACAAAGAAAAAAACACTAACAGTCGAAAACAGAATCAAGGAAAGCAAGTAGAAGAAGATTTTTATGCCACTGTCCAGATAAACTGTCTGCGTTATCTCGGGATTACTGACTTTTTAGACATTGATCGAATGACAATGACGGAATACGAAACAAGGCTTGTTGCTTATCGTCTCAAAAGGTTAGACGAACAAGAGCTTATTCATTACCAAGCATGGGCGAATAATCAAGTTAAAGCTACTAAAAAACGTGGTAAATACGAGGTTCCTTTATTTGACACCTTCGAAAAATTCTTTAACAAGGAAAAACTTGAAAACAAAATCTTGGGCAAGGATGAAAAAGTACCGAGATTTGTAAACTCCTGAAGAATGGAGGAAAACTATGGAATCATATAGCGTTGAAGCGATCCTTTCGGCTGTCGACAAGAATTTTTCTTCTACCATGAAGAATGCTGATAGTTCGATGAACAACTTAGATAGCAGCACTCAAAAAACGAATACTTCTATCCTCGATATCGCCAAAGGTATCGGGGTTTTTAAATTGATTGATAATGCTATCGGATTAGTTACTAGTTCATTAGGCGGTGCTATCGATCGTTTCGACACATTGAACAAATACCCAGTCGTTATGCAAGCGTTGGGCTATTCTACTGATGATGTTGACAAATCCATGAACAAACTGACAGACGGAATAGACGGATTGCCAACAAGTTTAGATGAAATTGTATCTAGCGCTCAACAGCTAGCTATTTCAACAGGTGATTTGCAAAAAGGGACAGACACAGCAGTAGCCTTAAACAATGCTTTCTTGGCCAGTGGTGCTTCTGCAGCTGATGCAAGTCGTGGGGCGCAACAATACCAGCAAATGTTGTCAAAAGGAGAAGTCGATCTTCAGTCTTGGCGTTCTTTGCTTGAAACAATGCCAATTGCAATGGATAAGGTGTCGAAGTCCTTTAGTGATCAAGGCGTTAACTCAGCGAATGACTTATATGCTGCCTTGAAGAAAGGCGATATTACATTTGATGATTTTAACAGTCGTTTAATCGAACTGAATGAAGGTGTCGGCGGCTTTGCTGAATTAGCTCAAAAGAACTCGGCTGGTATCAGGACTTCTTTTGCAAACATCAAGACAGCAGTTGTAAAAGGTTTGGCGAATGTTATCACAGCGATTGATGAAGGAATGCAAGACGCTGGGCTTGGATCGATTGCAGAAAACTTTGACAAGATCAAAGGAGCGGTCAACGTAGCTTTCAAAGCTATCACTGACAGCATTCCACCGGCAATTAGCTTTTTGACAACTCTGTGGGACACGATTAAACCTTTCTTACCGCTAATCATGGCAGTAGTAGGATATATAGGTATCTACCAAGGTGTCATGGGTACTGCTAGAAAAGCAGTTGAGCTATACAATGGCGCTCAAAAAATGATGAACGTGCTGATGAAATTAAATCCAATCGGACTCGTTATTGCAGCGGTTATCGCTCTTGTTGCAGGATTCATCTATCTTTGGAATACAAGCGAAGGCTTTAGAAATTTTTGGATTGGTCTTTGGGAAGGAATTCAGAACGTTGTTGGCGCTGCTGTTGATTGGATCGTCTCTGCTTGGAATGGAATGACAGAATTCTTTTCGAATGCATGGGACGGTTTAGTAGAAGGCAGTAAACAAGCGGTTGATAGCGTCAAAAAGGGATGGCAGAATACCAAGCAATGGTTTGCAGACCTCTGGCAAGGTATCAAAGATTCGGCAAGCGATATGTGGCAAGGAACAAAGCAAGCATTTAGTGATGGTGTAGATAATATCGTTTCAGTTTGGGATGGAATCACACAATGGTTCTCAGACTTATGGAACGGGATTAAATCAACAGTTACTTCTATCGTTAAAGGTATTGCAGATGGAATCATGAGCCGTTTCGGAACGCTTGTGTACGGTGTTCGAAATGCGTTTATCCATATGAGCTTTTTCCTTAAAACACTCTGGACAAATTTAGTGAATATTGCTGGTCAGATATTTGAAATTATGAAAAACGTTATTCTAGCTCCAGTGCTATTCGTGACTTCTTTAATCTCAGGCGGCTGGGAAGAAGCTAAGAATAATATGATAGGCGTATGGAACAACATTCAAACTGCAGCGGCGAACATCTGGGCTTCCATTCAAGCGATTTTTGATAGCTTCTTAACTAATACTCAGATGGCGTTCTTAAATATCTGGAATGGTATTAAAGCAGCACTAGCCTATATATGGACAACGATTCAAACGATTGCGATCGATACATTCAACAGTATTGTAGCTTTCTTTGTTGAAACATGGACCAATGTCAAACAAGGCACAATTGACGCTTGGAATAGTGTGAAAACATGGTTATCAGAGACATGGGAAAGCATGAAACAAGGGGCGATCGACACTTGGAATAGCGTGAAGCAATTCTTTATTGATCTGTGGGAGTCTATTAAGACAAACACAATCAACATGTGGAATGCGATCAAAGACGGTGTCACGACTGCTTGGGAAAATACTAAGAATGCTGTCATTAATACAGCGAAGAGCATTGTAGACGGTGCAGCGCAAGTGTGGGAAGACATGAAAACCGGTGTTTCAAATGCCGTAGATAGAGTAAAAGAAACCTTTGACACCATCAGACAAATTGACCTACTGCAAATCGGAAAAGATATCATTGATGGATTAGTGAATGGAATCAGAAGCAAGATTGATGATGTAGTAAATGCAGTTAAAGATGTTGCTGGATCTATTACTGGAAAAATCAAAGATGTATTGAATATCCATTCTCCTTCACGTGTGATGGCTGAATTAGGTATGTTCACTTCGCAAGGTTTAGCAGAAGGTATGCTGGACGGTTCAAAATATGTGGATAAAGCATCCTCTACACTAGCTGACAAGGCATCGAACATGGACATTGGAAACCGAATTTCGGCAGTTAATAGCCAAATTCAAACACAGGTGCAACATGAAGTCAGCTATGGAACCAATAACAAGCCAGCTGTTTTCAATGTTCGAATTGGAGATAGTGAGTTTTCTAAAATTGTTGATGACATTAGCCAAGCTCAAGGTAATGGTATTAACTTAAATATGCAATTTTAGGAGGTAGGAAATGGAAAACAGAATGTATCCGTTTATGGACACACAGAAAAATGAACGATACATAGCGGAGTACATTCCTACTTCCGCTATGTATTATGATGGCATCCTATTTGAGAAGGTCATCGAAGGTTATCAAACATTGTCAGTCGAAGGAAGAGAAATGATATCTGTGGGCATTGAATCTGAATCAATTCAAGTCGGGAGCATTGTCACGAACCAGACGTTGCCTTCAAGGACGCTGACAGTGAAATATAAACTCGAAGATAACGATCCAGAGAAACTGCAAAAAAAGTTTGATCTTTTAATGTGGTATCTCTATAAAACAAAAGATGTTCCAATTCAATTCAACGATGAATTAGACTACACATATCATGGTCGGTTTTCATCTTCTAATACCGTTGCAGGCGACACAAACAGAATCGTTTCAAGTTTTGATATCTATTGTGCTGATCCTAGAAAGTATTCAAAGCAATATAAATCAGATGGCGAAATTGCCACGTACATTCCATATACGATTGTCCCAGACATCGTAAGAGTTAAATTGAGCGCACCAACAAGCGTTAAAGTGACCAACGGCTCACTCTCTATGTCAATTACAGGTGCTAGCATTGTTGCAGGGGATGTAATTGAGTTTCGAAACAAAGAAGGTAGTGTGTATGTGAACGGTGTAGATAAAACAAATATCTTAGATTGGGCTGGCGGACAACTTGAAGATTTCTACATCAAAAAAGGGGATGTTGTTAAGACAAACAATGGATCTCTCGAAGTCCTTTATCGGGTGGTGGCGCTATGAGCGAAAGCATTTACTTTCTTAATGATGAACAAGAACTGCTAAAAGTGTGCGGAGAAAGCAAAATTATTGAATCCGTCCAGTCGAAAGAAATCACAGCAGATAAAAGCGAGCTGATGAACGATACTTTGAGCGTTAGTGTATTGGATGACAAAAAAATTCGAGATGCTGCTTTTATGGCTGTTCGAGAAAATGATGATTCGTTTTCGATGTACAAAATAACCGCTGATAGCGACCCTAGAGGACGTTTAAGCTTTACAGGGGTTAACTTTGCAGTAGATGAACTACATTCGTTTATCGTGCTTGATATGCGCCCTAGCAATCGAAGTATCAAACAAGTAGCAGAACAGATTCTTAGTTATACAAATGCTGAGTGGCGTGTGGGTTATGTCGATCCCACGCTTCCTGCAATTTCAGGAACGTTCTACTATCTAAGCGTTAAAGATGCTTTAAAGCAACTGCAGACGTTTGGCTGTGAGATAGTCTTTAAATGTAAAATCGATGGCAACAAAATCACAGATAAATGGATTGAAATTTATAAGCAGATTGGGATATTCAGTAATAAACGATTCGTATATGGATCAAATGCGCTTGAAGTCGTGCGTCAAAGAGACCGATCGCAACTATATACCTCGATTATCGGAAGGGGTAAAGGTGAAGAGGTCGGGGACGGCTACGGACGAAGAATTGAATTCACTGACATCGAATGGAAAAAGTCGAATGGTAATCCGTTAGATAAGCCTAAAGGACAGAATTGGCTTGAATATCCTGAAATGACAGCACTTTACGGCATACCGATGAAGAACGGAAGCAAGCGTAAACGGGAAACTG